ATCCNCCCCGCTTGAGGTCCATGGATCCCCGCCCCAGCAGCTCCACCCGACCCCCAACCACTTTGCTTTCATAGCTTGCCAATCCAGTAGCAGCCTTCAAAGTCAGAGTAGCCTGTTCTCCCAGAGTCACCCGGGAGAACAGCCCCTCGATCATTTTCAGCCAGTCATCCACCACCGTTGGTAGCCCATGCAGCACAACATCCAGATGTTCCACCACATTTTCACCGGCTTCTTTTGGTTGATTTCGCCGGCAGCCCTTGACCGGAGCAACAATCCCCGCTCCACTCAAATGAACCTGGGTCGATCCTACCATCAGCACCAGCTCTTCCATGATTACACTCCGTCCGGATCAGGTAAGGTGAAGTATGGGACGCTTGCGCTCATCTGGAATTGTCGGGTTCGGATTTTCTGGACGTCGATCAGGTATTGGGTTTTGATTTTCTCCACCAGGTTGGACATATCCAATCCGGTTTGGTTCAGCTCAAACGTATCTGCCCGATCTATCATGCGCATTTCCAGCGCATATACCGCAGCACCCCGTACAATCAACCCATCCATGCCCATTTCCAGCACAGTCACCAAAGCTCCATCCAGCCCCGCCAATGTCAAAGTAATCGGAGTAACCTCCTGCAAATCCCGCAACGCCTGCCGGATGGCTTCATCCAGGGTCGTGTTATCCCAGATCAAACCCCCAACATCCATCAGGAACAGCTTCACCCGCTCCCGGATCTCTTCAAGACTTTGGTCCATTTATCACTTCCCTTGATTGGTCGACCTGGAAAACTTCATCCCGTTCATGCTGATCAATACCACCCGATCCGGGTAAACATTCCACCCCAGCAAATTGTCAGCGTCAATTTTCAATTCTTTGGCCAGCGCCAGTACAGCAGCCGGCACCTCTGTCTTTTTTTCAGGTTTGACTTCCCCTTTGTCATCCACCTTGATCACAGGTGCCTTCACCTTTTTTTCTGTTGTTTTGGTTGCAACTTTTTCTGTCATGCCTTCACCTCTTGTTTGTGTAATTCAGGATGAGCCTGCCACAGCAGTCTCACCATGCTTTCATAATCCAGCTCAATCGGTTGCGATATTTCCACATCCAATCCCAACCAGGTACGCATTTCCCTCTCATTTCCGTGGAAGAAATTCAAATCCAGCGGAGTACTCACCCCAGGCAGTACAAACTTATCTCCCGAAAACTGCCAGATCTTCCATTCCCGGCAATTGGGTGGAATCGATGGTCCCGGAATCGACGGCAGATTGGCAGCCTTCAATCCTTCCCAACTCACCGAAATCCTCCCCGGTCGATACGGGTAATGCGCCAGCCACAGATCCCAATCCTTCAACCATGTTTGCATCGTTGGAGCGTATTCCTTGACGAAACTCGCCCTGGTATAAACCATCGTCTTTTTCCCAGTAAACCTCTTAATCTCGCTTGCCAGTTGATGACTCGACACCGAGATCGTCGTAGCTCCCAGCTTTTTGGTGATGTATTGTTGACGCCATTCTCCCCAATCCGCCCAATACTGTTCCACATCCACACAGAAGAAATCGTACTCAATCCCCACCAGACAATTCTTGATGAAGTCCACCTGGCTCTTCACATTACACAGCGGATCATGCCAGTGATACAACCCCACCAGCATCCCGTTATCCCTGGCACCCTTAACATGCTCTCTGGTCAGTCGATCATACGAGTAATTCCCCTGCGAGAGCTTGATAATCGCAAACCGAACCCCGCCCTCATACAGCAACTTCCAATCCACCTTTGGCTGCCAGCTCGACACATCCACCCCTAACGTATATTTTTCTCCGGTCATCCACACTCCTTTGTACGGGCGAGTGGCACTCGCCCTCCTCAATCCCGTAAGGGCAAAGCATTCCCGTTCTTGGAATGCTTTGCCCCCTTCTTTCCTCAACCCTCAAAACTCAATTCTCAACACTTTTTTCCTACCAGCTACGAGCTTCTCGCTCTCATCCCATCTTCCAGCGCCACCCCCAAAATATACGCCGCCAGAATCGACACGAACGCCACCGTCTCATTCTCCGGCACATCAAACCCCGGATCAAAGTTCCGGATCACCAAAAATAGCAGCCCCACAAACGCCGCCCAAAACTTCCTCGATCCCAACAACAACTTCCACTTTTCCATCATTCCTCCTGTACGGGCAAAGCATTTGTGTTCTTCAAATGCTTTGCCCTTCTCTTGCTTTGCCCCTGTTCTTTCCTCAAAACTTCCGAAGGACTTCGAACGTCCTTTTCGAAGCATTCTCAATACTCAACACTTTTTTTCTTTCAGCTTTCCGCTTTGAGCGATCTTTTCCTATCAGCCATCAGCCATCAGCAAAAAGCTACCAGCTACCAGCTACGAGCTACCAGCTTTTTCCTAACACCTAACCCCTAACACCTAACCCCTGCCGCTAGGCCACATTCGCTTTATACAACGGCCTATAATCCGCCACAAACACGCTCAGGAAATGTCGTACCTTCAACTGAATCACATCATTGTGAATCATGTCATTCGATGAAGGCCGATCCGCCACATACAGCTCCGGCATAATCCCGAACCGCTCCGCTATAATGATCCCCGGGGCCAGTTTCGGATCCGCAATCGCAGCCCAGTCATTGGCATCCGTCCAGGCAGGCACTGTGATCACATCGCCCAGTTCACCCCGTTGCATGTTCTCCGAGAAAATATTGCTCTCGCGTTCAAATGTCGGGTACAGGATCCGCATCGCTGTCAATCGTAAATTCCTTGGCACCAGCAGATACTTCGCATCCAGTGCCAGTTTCGGTTTGTCCGCCACATCATTCGAGATCAATTCCTGGTTGTAAATCGCCATGCTTGCAGCTTCAAAGGACGCAGTGTCGAGCGCCGTTGTCCCCAGGTTCAAATGAACCACCGCATCAAACACATGCGCCCCATCCGCCATGATCGGTCCCGTTCCCCCGGAACTGGTAAAGATCCCCGATACCAGCGAGCTGATATTCCGCACCGCGCTCGATATCATTTTCTTGGGTAACTGTCGCAATTTATGCGTCTCATCCTTATCCATCATCTCCAGCGTGATCGGCAGCAAGCCACCATATTTGCGGAAGGTGTTGGCCTCCCCGGAGTCAGTAATCTCCAGTTCACCATAAGCAGCCCCTTCAGAAATGACACCCAGCGCAGTCACCTCTCCCAGCAGTACACCGCTCACCGGTTGCAGAGAATCCATATGCTCAATACTCACCACCTTCTCCCACCAGCGGTATCCAGCCCGTCCCAACTGATCCCACTGGTCAACCATGATCTTATTGAAGGCGTTCTTTAACACGTTCGAAACCGAATCCGAATCCGCCAGNNTCACNCGCTCCGGGAANTACNCNCCNCGCAATTCNNNATCTCCGGTCANTGTGGTGTACAACTCGCGGATCCCGGAAAGTTTGGCCACTTTCACGCCCTGCATGCCCGGGTCCCGTGGCGCACCNAGCAGATCATCCGCCGCAGCCTGCAGCCGGTCGCGCTCGTTCACCATCTGTGTCACNGCNCTCGTTCCCTGGATGATCCCGCCACCCTGCAGNGCAGCAAACAANTCCCGCGCTTCCTGNATGCCCTGNTCCAGTTCCACTTCAGAAAATCGCTTNCCNCTGAACTGGTTCCGCACCCGTTTGGCCAGCGCATCCGGCAATTTGGCATTCTCCAGACGTTTCTCCAGCAGCATCTCCTGTAATGCCAGCATCAATTCTTCCTCTTTCTCATGGTTGCTTTCCGCCAGACTTTCTTTCACCACCTCCTTTTTCATTTCTTTTTCTTCCACTTTCTCACTCATTTTTTCTTTCACTTCTTCTTCCATTCCTTCATGCTCCCTGTTCAAATAACTTTCCTGTAACGAGTTGAGTGCTCTCAAAAACGCCCCACCCCGCGCAGGCCGGTACACCAGGTCAACGGAAAAGACGCGCACAATCTGTTGCACTTCTTTCCCTTTCCCTGAAAACAACAAATCCGCACTGAACCCGATCCGCGGCTTCACGCCNTCAACNTCCAGCCACTCCCGTCCAATCGCTTCCAGCAGTTGTGCGCTCGGACCAAACGGTCTCAGNNNCACCCGGATCCCCTGTAATGCCTCATCAAACCGCGCCTCGGTACACACGCCAGCCAGATCCCGCACCGAGCGTCCCCCCCAGTTCACCCCATGGTCAATGAATGTCTCCACCCCCTCCCACAGACTCACCGACTCTCTCAGCGCACTGGAGGAGAATTGCCATCCATTCCCCTCGCCAGCCGTGATCGCCACCACGTCATAACTTACTTCTTCCTTCTCTCCCTTCGTATTCAGAACAGCCTTGACCGACTCTCCCTCAAATGCCACCCGCACCTGTTGAGATTCAACCTCCTCTACATCACCGCTCCTCACTTCCTCATCCAGCGCCATCTCAACCACTTCAGTCAATTCACCCGTCTCCAGGTCAACCACCGCTTCTCCGGTCACCTCCATCTCACTCATTTCATCTTTCACCACCTCACCACTCGCCGGGTCAAAATCCCGCAGCGGGATTTCACTCAAATTCCCCACAGGCTCGCAATCCGTCACATCTTCCAGCGCGCACTTGCAGCTTTTCCCACAGAACAGCAACACCGAACCCGGCACAATCCCGGCTTCCTCCCACTCACTCAACTCATGCCGTTGCCCACACGCAGCCTTACAGCTCGGGCAACTCCCCTCACCACCACTCGAAACCCATTCTTTCATCTCAGCTCCTCTCCCTGGATCGTTGCATCTACGCCTCCACCGATCCTTTCAAATCTCCCGTCTCCATATCCACTTTCGCTCCCTTCTGGTTCGGGATTCCTTTCTTCCGTCCTCTTGTCTCAACCTTTTTCGGCGGGTTCACCTTCGCTTTTCTGACCACTTCGTCAATATCCACCACCTCTCCGGCAAAGCGATACACCATCCTCACCAACTCGCTCCCATCAATCAATCCCCGATCAAACAGATTCACCAGCGCAGCCGTGATCGTCGAGGTTGCGATCGCCAGCGCAGCATTATCCCTGGAACTCAAATCCGCTCCCACCACCTCAATCATCGCCTCCCCATCCAACCCGCGCTCATACCTCGCCCGTCGTCTCAACGCAATCCGCGCCAGTCGGTTGATAATCTCAATGAAGAATTCCTGTCGCTGTTCAAAATGCCGGAATGTCGGTCCCCCCGCGCTCTCCGCCGTCGTCCTGGTCGCGCTCTCGGGTTCCGCCAGAAAATGCAGTGGGATGCCCGTCCCCGCGGCAATCATTTTCTTAATCGCCAGCCCATCCTTGCTCGCGTCATTGGCCTCCAGTTTGGGATGGATCACCTCCCAGCTCTCACTCTCATCCACGACTAATATCGACCCCGGCAGTGGAGGATTGGCATTCAAAGTGGATTGTCGCTTCACCCGCTCCGCCTCACTCACAAACCGGCTCTTGACCATGAAATAAAATGCGTTGCGATAGCGGTTCAATCTTGCCCGATCTTCCAGCCAGCTCGCATATCGCGTCAACCATCTCAATATCGGTGCCAGATCCGACTCCCCATGCACAGCCCCCACCGGTCGGTTTATCGCAAAATGCACCATCACGGTTTTCAACCGCCCATCTTCTCCGGCCTCCTCCGACTCCCCATGGTAAGCCTTCCACACCCGTTCCTCACTCCCCTCGCCATCAATGCTGAACTTCGCCTTCTGCACATATTCCAGCTCCTGTTGCAGATCTCCCTTTGCAGTCCGGATCTCCTTGATCTCGATCGCCGGGATCGCCCTCACAAATGTCATCCCGGCCGCGTCCGTGGAGAGCAAAAAGAACAGCTCTCCACTCCGCGTCAATTCGTCACACCACTCATAAATCCTTAAAGGCATCTGGTTCAGTTCATGCACCCACCACTTCTTCAAAAACTGATTCACCTTCTCATCCGGCGATCCAATCGAGATACCCCCGCCCACCACATATTGGCTGGTCAGTTCGACAATTCTTCTTGCCAGTGGATTCAGGCGCCACGCCTCTAGTGCTTGCGAAATCACGTACTCCCGATCGTAATCCGCTCGATCGCGCTCATTCACCGCAGCACCCAGGTCCGGTTCAATATAAACCGTATCCAGCTTCAACCGCTTTACCAGCCAATCCCGCCCAACTTCCAAAATCGATCGTCTCGCCATTTAAAATCCTTCCTTATCCATCTCACGAATCGGGTCCACACCCTTCACCACCAGCGCTTCACCACCCACACTCCATGCGCCAGCATCCCCATCCAGCACCGCACATAGCGCAGCCGAGAGAATCAAATCGTCATGCACATACTCTCCGGTTGTATTCCGCATAC